GGGGCCTCGAATCTGATCTCTGGTGGTATTTGATCTTCACCCTTGTGGGTGGCGGTTAGACACTAACTATGTCAGGTCGTTATCTCACAAGAAGTGAAGATACCATGAAAAGAGAAGACTCAAGTTCTAGCGTATATTTGAAGCGTGCAGTAATGCACGCTTTATACGCTCAACCAACAACTGTAGTCCGTCAATTAGGTCTGGAAGACTTTCTTGTCATCGTAAAAGATGATAAGATTGTTTACAGTTCCGAAGTGAAGGACTATATGGGTTTGTACCCCAAAGTGTGGTCCCTCTACGAGATCGCTCGTCTAATGCTTGAACAGCAAAGGAAGAGTTGTTTCGGAGAGACTGACGAGCCCATGGATGTAAGGATCCGAGTAATGTTGAAACATTATTCGAAAACCCTTGTCCGTGAACTCGACCAGTTAAGCAAGTCCGCAAATCCTTATCATATGACGTACGCTCTAATTGAGAGCGGATCATATGCCGAGGGTGAGTTGAATTGCGACATACACCTGTTCGTTGGTCGTAAGCAGGCCTATACTAGGCCTGCGGGAGGTCAAAGATGAGATATTTACGTCTCATCCTGACCTCTATCGTTTGTTGTTCCTGGGTAGTTGCGTTTGTAAACTCTAGGTGGTGTTATTATGACACCAAATAAGAGCCTAGATGAGGTGTTAAATCTCATCGTCGCGCTGCTCAGGGATGCTCACGCGTCCCGTGAATTAATATTCAACATAGCTGACCTAAACCTGGCGTTGAAATACGTCAGAGAGAGATCAGTTACTGAAGGTATCGGGTTCTTAACGAAGACCCTCCCCCGTCTTGGCAAACACTTTGATCAAGTGCTTGCCGGCATGATTGAACTAGACGTACAGCCACTTGGGTTTGAAACCCAGGTAGAGAGTAAGCTACCAAGCTTCCTCGGTAGTATGTTCAGCGCAGTCTTAGCCAAAGATGGGTCGATACTTACGGATCCGGACGCAAAATGCGTCAAGCTCATAAGACAGGTATTGTACTCG